ACAGTCGCGTATTGCCGGACCGCCGCGGCAAACGTCAAGGCATTGAACGGTTTCCAGATCGCGCCGACTGCGCCCATCGCCAACACTTCTGTCGCGGTGAAGATATGTCCGCTACACAACACGATGGGAATCTCGCGCCACCGCGGTTCCTGCTGGAGCCACGCCGCCAATCTCGGGCCGCTATCATGCCCGAGTTCCAAATCCAACAGGATCACATCGGGCCGCACGGCCATCAGCGCCTTCAGGATGTCCTGTTGATTCGCCACCGCACGTACCTGCATGTTGTCGCCGCTGAGAATCAGCCACACCAACTTCACATCGGTCTGATTGTCGTCCACATGCAGCACCGAGAGCGGCGGATTCAACCGTGCGCTGACAGCCTTGTCCATGCGGGTGATAATCGAATCGGACAGCAACGACGCTTCAGTCGACGTCAACGCGCGGCCTTCCGCAACCCCCGCCGCCCGCGACAACTCGCGCTCATGGACAGATGCCTCTTCCAGTCGCATCTTGAATTCATCGATTCGACTGTTGACCACGTGGTAGGTCTCTTGCGACTTCATGAATGCCAAGAGACTCACCGTCGTGGGGACCACGAGACTCGCCACCGCCGCGATCAGCGCCGTGTTGTCGCTAGTCGGCCGCATGATGACGACGGTCATAATCGCGAACAATCCAAGACCGGCCATGATGACAACAGCAATTAGGTATGGGACATTGGAAGGCTTCACAAGGTGGCCAGCCTGACCAACTCCTCAGCCGCCACCGCAATCCGCGTCAGCAGTGAGATGACTTCCGACGACGGCGGAATCGGATCGGGGCCCGGTCCCGGCGTCGGTGGCACCGTGCCATCAAACGTGAATACGCCGGAGTCATGCACCGGCACCGGCAACGTCACGATGTTGCTGCGCTCTTCCACCGAGCGAATGTCTTTCCGCCGCTGGTCCCCTGCACACGCGAAGAACCCCACCTGCTCGCCGGGGCCAGGCTGATGATTCATCTCGGGCACGAAGTAGTACCAGTCCTGCCGCGCTGCGGAGAAGGGGCCGCCGACGCCTTCCCGGTCGTTCCAGAACTCGATACAGCCCGTGGTGAACCATTGGCCGTCCACCTTGACCACCGCCCACAGCGTCCACTGGATGGGACCATCCCAGCCCGGCGGCACGACATCCGGCCACCGGCCCGGCCCGTGCTGTTTGGTGAATTCCACCCGCACATCGTTCGGGAGAAATTCAATCCGCGTGATGGCCGCGGTGATGGCCCAGTCGCGGACGTCGGGACTACCCCCGACCACCTGCACCGTCCCCGGATCGATCATGTCCTGCATGGTTATCCAATCCGCAACGTGGGGCTGCCGATGCCGCCCATCATCTGCACCAACCAAAGAACCACGAATAAAACGATGAGCACAAAGATCACCGTCTGGATTGGCTGGGGCAGATTGAACGCGGCCATGAGGGCCCGCGCGGCCCAGATGATCACACACAGCACAATCAACCAGAGCAACAACGCGATCGGGTTCAGCGTCAACGCAAACAATGACATCATGAGAAAGACCTTTCCATGAACTGGACGCAACGGGAAACGTGGCTGCAGTGGCTGGCACTCGGGCTCTTACTCGCGGCGTGTTCTCGCATGATCTGGAACACGCTAGGGCTCCTGCTGGGTTTCTGAGACGGCTTGCACCGCCGCACGAGCTACGTCCGAGATCACCGCGGCAGGCACTTTCTCCGCGATGCGTGAGGCCAACAGCGCAGCCCGTGTCGCCACGGCGGGATGGAGTCCGACTCGCATCGCCAATGCCGTGGCTGCCGCGGAATAGGGATTTTTCGTCCGTCCATACTCTTCAGCGCCCGCCATGCCTGAGATGATCGACGGCACCCCGAAAAAGGCGTTCTTGTTCGCTTCCCGCCCAGTGGCCTGCCGGAGCGACCGCGCGAGATCAATCAACCGGCTCTCCCGCATGTTGAGCGACCCCACCTCCGGGGCTTTCGCTTCAATCGCCGTCCGCATCTCGCTGGCGCCAACCTTCTCCGCGGTCTTGCCCGCCTTGCTCGGGATGCCGTATTGCGACGTTCCCACGCCTTCCTGGAGGTCACGCTTCACGGTGTTGGCTGTCGGGAGGTCCACGATGTCCTGCCGCGCCATGGGTGGTGTGGGCGCCATGGACGGGTGGTTGTCGATGCGCTCCGCCACCTGCAGTGCGGCGTCGAGATCCTCCGGGGCCCGTCCCGCGCGGCCATACATCGCCCGCGCCCACGTCCGCACCTTATCGGCCACGGTGTGCAGATCGACATCGCCGGTCGCACTCGCGAGCAGCGCATCCACCCGCGCCTTCAGTTCCCCAATCCGCCGGCCCGCTTCCGTCACCGCGCCATGCGAAATGGGCAGGTTCTCCTTGAAGGCGGTATCGATGATCTGGGTGGCCTTCCCGATGTTGATCTTGGCCAGTGAGGGCTTCAGGTAACCGCGGTAGACCGCCTTGGCCACAGGGGTGGCCGCTGCGGAGATCCCCTGTCCTGCGCCTTCCAGCGCCCCCTGCACGCCGCCCTGTAGCGCAATGTCGCCGGCTGCCGCGCCCGGTGTGGCTGGCACCTCTGCACCTCGCGCGCGGTTGATCAGTTGCTTCACCGCTTCGCCACCAGCTCCGAGGGCGCCCGCCCCCGCAATGGCCCCCGGCACGGACCCGAGGCCGAGCGTGGGAATGCCCGACGCGCCACCGAGGAATCCTCCCACCGCGCCACCGATCATCGGCAGGGCATCCACGCCCATATCCACCCAGCCGCGCCGGGGAGCATCCGGCTTTGTTGGTGGCGCCGTCAGGGCCGCGCTGATTTCCTGATCGGTCGCATCATCAGGGAACTCGTGGATGACACCATCCGGGCCTTTGACATGTCGGGCCATCAGCCGCCCACTTTCCGGAGTTTGCCGTCAGGGCCACGTTCCCACTTCTCAATGGGCGGATCCTTCTTATCCCCGTAGATGCCTTCCTCGTTCACGATGGACTGTTTCCGGTTGACGAGGAACTCTTTCACGTTCTCCATCGCCGCCTTGAACTGCTCCGGTCCGAGATTCGGATCGACCACGTCCAACCCGAGTTGCAGTTTCATGTCGCTCATCGCGCCGGCCCCGAGGGCCACGCCGAGTTCGTCTCCGATGAGCTTCTGCATCTGCCTGAAATTCGTCACCTTCCGATTGCCCAACTGGAAGCGCGTCCGATTCAGGAGCGCATTCCATGACGGCAGATCCGAGCGCTGGATGGTGTCCGACAGGGCAATCACCTTGTCGATGTTCGGCAACACGTTGTTGACTGCGGCCAGCGCCATCCGGGTCTTCGGATTCACCGCGAACCGGAACCCGATTTCGAAGGCCGCCGGGTTGAAGTTCGGATTCAGTTCGGACGCGAGCTGGTAGATCCCGAGCTTCTTGCTGGTGTCCCGACTGTAGGCATAGAGCGACCGGAACTGCTGAAACGTCATGTTGCCGTAGGCTAAGTCGCTCGCCACCTTGTATTCCGGCGTCCCGGCCGCAATCTTCGGCGCCCCATGCGTGCTCAGATTGATCTCATTACGCAGCTTCTGGAGCTCGAGCGCCTGCCGTTCCTTCTCTGCGGGGCTCTTCGGCGTCTGACTCGCCGTGTCGACCAGCTCCTTGAACTCGCGCGCATTCGGTTTGCGGTGGTTCTGGGCTATGAAATCGTCGATCGCCGCCTTCGTGCGGATCTTCATCTCCGAGCCGCTCAAGTCCTGCTCGGGCACATCCGCCACCAGCGGCTTGCCGTCCTGCCCCTGGAGCATCGGATAGCCCGCCTGCTGCAACAGCACCCGCGCCGGATACCGCTGCGACGTCCCGGTATCCTGCAGATCGAAATCGATCATCGCCTTGTCGAGCAGCGTCGGGTCTTTCTTCAACGCCTCCCCGTTGAAGGCCATCCAGTCCTTTGCGGTCTTCGACAGCCGGTCTTCGGTGGACGTCGGCACGAACGGATAGCGCTGGCGGAGCAGTTGTGCGTTCACGCGCCCCTTCCCAATCCCGGCGAGGGCATCGGCCGCCTGCTGAATCGTCGCCTCGTATTGCTGCGGATCCTTCAGCGTCGGCACCGTGGTATGGAGATCCGCCAGGACGCTCTGGGCGATCCGTTCCCGGTTCGCATCGGCCTGCTGCGCCCGCTGGTCCAGTTTGTCCTGCTGCGCCTGCTGGAGGGCCTGCGCGCGGGCCTGCAGTGCGGCATTGCGATCCGCCGTCTGCTGCAGTTGCTGTTGTCCCGCCATGATGCCACCGGGCAACCCGCCGAGCGGGGAACGCCGGCCGCCGGCAATGGCTGCCGCCAGCGCCGCGAGCATCATCAATTGCTGCTTCGGGTTCTGACTGACCGGCGGGGCCAGTCCCGGCGGCATCGGCGCCTGCGGCACCGCAGAGGGCACCGGCAGCGGCATCAACGCGCCTTGGGTCGGATCCTCTGCGAGCGGATCGTCAGCCGGGGGATACACTACTTCCCTCCTCCGTAGAGCTGGGCAATGAGCGCGGCAATCTGGGCGTAGTAGTTCTGATCCTGCTGCTGTTGCTGTTGCCCTTGCTGCTGGAACATCCCGAGGTTACTGAACAGCCCCGGATTCACCTGCCCACTCCCCAGCGTCTGCAGCGCCAACTGGAGCCGGGTATTCGCGAACTGCGGCAACTGGAACAGCATCGACACCGCCTGATTCGCCCGCTGTTCATCGCCGCTCGCCATCCCCGCTTCCAGGCCCGCGAGTTGCCCGCCCACCGCGAGGGCCCGATCCTTGTTCGACTTGTTCAGGTCGATTTCGTTCAGCGCAAAATCCGCCTGTGTCTTCGTCCGGAGTTGTTCGAATTGCCGATCGACATCCTGCAACGCCTTTTCCACCACGCCGGAGCTCGGGGCAATCCCCCGTGCCGCGAGCCGTTGAATCACCTGCTGATGCGCCGCTTGCCGCTGCCGCTCCAGCGGATCCAACGTCTGCGTCTGAATCAGATCCTGCTGTTCCGCCGTATGCCCCGGTTGCTTCAACTGCTCGATGTACTGCCGCATGTAATCGACCAGCGGCTGGTAGTCGGGGAGATTCGTCGGCTTGTTCAGCCGGTCCACCATCGCGCGGAGCGCTTGTTCCCATTCCTTCGTGGCCGGGTCAGAAAAGACGTTCGGGTTGTTCCCGACGGTCGGGGCGGGCGTGAAGGTCGGAGCCGGGGTGGTCGTGGTGGTGGTCGTGCCACCTTCTGGTGCCCCTTCCGGCCGCTGCGTCAACTTGCGCCAGTATTCGAGATTGTCCGCTCCGAGCCCGCCCGTTTCCTTGATCCGTCGGAGCCAGTAGGCCCGGTCTTTCATCACCGAGGGGTTCGCGCCGGGTGCCGCGCCCCAGACGTTCAACCAGTCATTGATGAAGTTCTCGTCCATCCGCGAGACGGCGGTCTTCCCATCAGGATTCCCCGTCGGCTTCCCGCCCGCGACATGCTCGAGATTGTCATCGGTCAGTTCTGGACCCGGTGTCGGGGCTGGTGTCGGCGTCGGAGTCGGTGTGGGTTCCGGTTCGGGGTCCGGGTTGGATTCATCGCCCCTCGTGGTGTGGAACAGATTCTTCCCACCGAACAGGTTTTCCCCCAGCACATTGCCGGCCCCCTGCCCGACGATGCGATCGTTCCGGTCGTCTCCGGCGAGCCCGATGTAAGCCATTACTCGTCCTCCCAGCCCGGCACCGGGTCACCCGAGGATCCGGGGAACATATCGGGACCAACCCCCCCCGTGCCGCCGCTCCCGTAGCTCTCCGGCCACTGGTCGAGGAACTCGTTGGTGTTCACGTCGGGCCGCATCGGATTCGGCTCAGTCGGCATGAACCCCGGAAACATATCCGGGTTCAACAGGTTGGGATTCTGGAGCAGATCATCCAGCGACGGCCCCGTCTCCTGTTGTGGTCCCGTGAACGTGCCGTCCTTCTTCGCAAACAACTTCTTGAGGGCGTTGATTAGCTGCTGGAGCGGCAGATTGCCCCCGCTGCCCGGTTTCCCCAACAGGCCTGCTAGCGCTCCAAGACCGCCGGCGGCCAACGCGCCCCCAGGCCCCATGCCGCCGCCGCCGCCCCCCGACACCTGCGGCACACTGGTGCCCATCGAGGGACCGAGCGTGTGGCCCGCCTTCGCATAGTCCGGGAGTCCCGCGAGGGCCTGCCCGGTCACCGCTTCGAACAACGGATTCTGATAGGCACTCCGCTGCGTCTGCTGTGCTAGGAGCTGCCGGAGTTCCGGCGGCACGTTCGAATTCGCATCCGGCCCATAGATCCGCGCGAGGATGCCGGGAAGCGCCCCCGCCGCCAACGCAATCGCTTTCTGGGTATTGGACGGGTCTTCAGCCATATCATCCCTGCTGCGCGACAAACTGCGCGCGGTGCAACTGATCCTGCCAATCGGCACTCAGCGCCGTCAGGTAAGCCAGTTCAATCTGGATCGTGCTCGCCTTCTCCCGGCGCACGAATGGTGGCTGCGACGGATCCTCGCCCGGCTGTTCGAACTGCACCCAGGGGGACCATGTCGGCCGCGCCATCAGCGCTTTAATCAGCCGGTTCTTCTTCACTTCCACCTTGTGCAGTTCCCACTTCAGCGGCTCGAGATGCGCATCCGGTTTCGGGTCGAACGCATACTGGAAGTTCTCCCGCAGAATCGGAGAGGCTTCCGGCACCACCACTAATCCGTGCGCCGTTTCGAAGTAGCGCTTCCCCTCCCGCACGGTGGTGGTGATCTTCCCCGGTCCCAACACACGGCCAATCAGGAATTCGAAGTTGGGTCGCTGCTTCACGTATTCGAATTCGGTGGCCAAGTGGATGCCGTAGATATGCACTTCCTTCGCACCGTTCAGGATGGCGTGCGCAAGCATCCAGCCGGGGCTGGAGGTGAAGTAGCGCCCGAAGTGGGCCTCGATCTCCGCTTTCGGAAACGGACGCGCCAGGGGCCATCCTGCGGCCTCGGGGTGCTGGGTCTTGAAGTCAGGATGCAGCCAGACGGGAATGGAGTGCGCCTGCTTGGCCAGCCACTCCAGATGGCCCTGTGGCCGAGCGTAGAACCCGGCCGGGATCTGATGGGCGAAGACGGGGCGCCCTTCCTGCGGATAGAAGAACTTGTCGAGGGGATGAAAATCTACCCACGCATCGGCGCGGCGAAACCCTTTCATCCTATACGCGTCGTTCAGGCTGACCAAGTGAAGCGTCGGGTCATCCCACGGAGTTAAATTCCAAGACTCGGCAGTGCCGATGATAGCCACACGTTCCTGATTCACTGCTGCTCCTGTCCCATTTGTGACCCTGCCCCGAGGCTGGCCGCAATCGCCACGCCATACTTCCGGAGAATGTCGATCAGGTTGTCGTTGAACACGACGTAATTGCTGGTCCCTTGTCCGGCGGCCCGTGAACCCTGATCGAGAAACTTCAGACCCGGAATCCCTTTCGATTTCAGAAATTCACTCGCCGCCTGATCGCCGCCCAACTTGGTCGACAGCGCCTGATATCCGGCGCGGCCTTCGGTGCCTTGGCTCAACATATTCGCGACGTCACTCTCAGAGAGACGGTATCGCGAGCCCCCGATCTCCATGAAGTAGCGCTTCCCGAAGTCCGGATCCTCTACCACTCGCAGCACGCCACCGCCCGTGAAGTGGACGCCATCCGCCGGAGAAACAGGCTGCAATCCGCCCAGCGCATCCTGAATCTGTGGCGACTGCTGACCAACGGGCTTATCCCAATCCAGCATCTGATCGGGATGGGCCTTGATGTTCACTTCGTACACCTTGCCAGGGTTCGCAGGCGTTACCCGGCCTCGATACTTATCCACCGCTTGCTCATACTCGGCAGCGAACTGCGGAAGGAACCCACGCCTGACCGCCTCGATGTTCTCGCGCCCCTTCGATAAGTCCGCGATCGCCATATCAATCGGTGACTCCGAATTGAGCGCCCGAAAGGGCTGGCCATCCACAAGGACACCCTGCGGTGCGAGTGCATCACGGTAGGCTTTCGCCGTGCCCTCCCGATCCGCGAAGTACAACCCATGCCCGTAGGCCTGCGCCCCTTCCCCTGTATGACTCGTCCGCGGCGACAGTTCAAACTTCTCGAAATCATGCGGGGAGCCGTGATACGCCCGAATCCCCTGCGTGGCCTCTGTCCCGGCCCGTTCTGCCGCACTTGCTGCTGCTGCTGCCTTCAACCCCTTCGCGCCTGCCGCGAGCGGTAATCCCGCCGCGAGCATCTGCCCGAACCGATTTGGCTGCGAGGCGTCATTGCCCAGCCCCAGCAACCCCAAGAGCCCCTGAATCCCGCCTTCCAATGGCGCCTGCAGGAACGCCAGCGGCGGCTGTTGCGCCCGCTGCTGCTCCGCGAGCATCCGAAGCGCGGCGGCTACTTGGGTTTCGTCAGGCATCAGGCTTCAATGAAGACCGCAAACACCGCACTAGTGCTCGGGCTTCGCAAATAGATCCGGTTGTTATCCGCCGCCCGCGTGACCGTCAACGGCACAATCTGCGACCCCACCTGATCCAGAAACAGCACCGGATAGATCGCCGTCGGGCGCTGGGCCAATCCATGCGGAATCGAAAACTCCGTATTGGCCACGCTCGCTGTCGTGGACGTCCGCAGGTAGAGCTGAAAGTTCGTCGCCCGGCGCCCCTCGTCCGGTTGCCCGAACCGCAGGTTGTCCATCACATACTTGATGGCCTGCCCCACCGGTCCCCGTGTCTCCACCGGGAGCGTGTTCAGATAGAGGTCGACGCTACCTTTATCAGCCACTTACTTGCTGCTCACATACTGCGCCCAGAAGTTGCAGCCGAAGTTCGCACCGACCGCAATCGATTGCGTCGACCCGGAATCCTGCAGCACCCGCACCGTGACGTAATCCGTGGTCGACGCCGCCACCACATGCGCCACGACGTTCTGCGCCCCGCCGCCGCCCGCATCGGCATCTTGAATCGGGATCCGCTGCGCCGCGATGTTCAGGGTGTCGTTCTGCATGATCTTCACAATCCGCTGTCCACCTGTGGACCCGGCGGACCATTCCACCTGCGCCCCGACCAGATAGAGCCCCGTGCTGGCGGTAAAGGTGATCCGCGAGGAATTCACCGACGTCGAATGCATCCCCTGCGAGTCGTAGGATTCTCCGTCCCAGTTCAACCCGGTATAGGCCCCACTCGGCACCGCCTGGATCGCGGAATTGATGACCCGGCAACACGGAAAGATGCCCGCCACCAGCCCCGTCACGTTCAGCGTGACCATCGTGGAGCCGGACGAATTCAGCGGGGCGGTGCCATTCAGCAGCCCGCCTTCAATCGCCGTCACTTCCGCCTGCAGATCGTTGACGTGCGCCGCCTGGATGATGTCGCCCGTATTTTTGCTGGCGGGCGAATAGACGGAGGTCGGATAGCTCGCTGGCATAGGTCAGTCCGAGAAATCTCTGCTGCGGGTTTCGGGCTGGATGCCCGGTTGATAACTGAAGAGCTTGAAACGTTCCTGCCCTGCGTACGTGATCTTCTGCACGTAGCTGCGGCCGTTCGCACTGATCGGCAACATCTTCGTGAACTGTTTGCGCCCGGCGCCGGCATACCGCGCCGTGCCATACGTGCCCGTCCCGTAGACCGCCAGCCCCGCGCCGATGTTCACGCTCTGGGTGCCCTGCGAGATCCCGTCCACGACGGCTTCAATCGTCAGGTTGCCGGCGTGTGGCTCATACTCGCCCCGGATGTCGGTCCACCGTCCCACGAAGGCCCCCAGCGTCAATCCTGGGCCCTCATAGTCCGCCTGGAGGTTGCTGCTGTTGGCAGACATCCCGGTCGCTTCCTCGTAGACCCGAGACTGCGTGGAGTGCCACGAAAACAACCGCCCACGATTCCCCGCCACTGTCTCCGGCCCGTCCCACTGGATGAACCCGCCAATCGGCCGATCGGTACAGGTCCAGGCCGGGGTGTTGGTGGTGCGTGTCCGGTTCAGATCCAGAATCCACTCCCCATCGGTGCCACTCGGGAACCGCCGCGGCACGGAGACATGGAGTTCTTTCCGCTTCTGGTGATACGCCACCGCCACCCGTGCGAGGGCATCGGACGCCGTGTTCTGCACCAAGTCCTGCCAGCCGGGATCCAGATCGAACGTCAACAACCGGTCCTGATTGCCATCGAAGATGTAGACGCCGGAGGCAGAAGCGTGGACGACGCCGTTTTCAATCGCGGCCACCGCGCGTGGCCCGAACGCGCCATCCTCGCTGCCAATCGTCGGCCGCACTTCGAAGTCCAGCGACGTCTGCCCGATGATCACGAAGATCTTGGTGGCCCCGAAGATGAGCAGCGCATCCCCGAGCGGCAACAGCGCGGTAATCGAATCGCCCCGCTCAAACGGAATGTCGATAAAAAATAAGGCCGGCCAGCTTTGCGGCTGAAAGAGCTGCGTGAAATACAACCGGTTCGTCCGAGTCGCACTCCGCGCCCACCACCGATTCTTCCACACCACCCCGAACGACAGCACCGGGGGTGTGTCATGGTCCGTCGGCTCTTCGTCGTTCGTGGTCCAGACCGAGCTCGTAATCGTGAACGTCGAATGCGCCCCACCCTGCTGCGCAAAGCTCGACACCTTCCGCCTGACACTCTCGCCGCTCGTCTTGTTGCGGGCGTAGACGATGATCGCATCCACCTGCGGATCGGTGCTGTTCGCTGCCTGCACTTCAATCGAGCCGTTCGCGGTGGACGTCAGTGAAATCGTGGACGCCGCAGACGAGGCGTTGCTCTCCGTCACCAACCCACGGCTCTTGTAGGTGAAGTTGACTTCGAACTCCGAGGTGCTCAACGCCCCGCCCGCTTTGCTGCTCAACGTCGAGACGGCTTGTGGCGACACGATGCCCATCCGGGTCCAACTGCTGCCGTTGGTGCTCTTCCAGGGGTTCGTGCTCCCGTCCATCACTGCGACCAGATCCCGATCCGCCGGAAAGAAATACTCGTTGGTGCTCAGGTTCGACAGTACCGCCGCACTGACGCCGCCTGAATCGCTCAACACCTTCAACTGCCCCGCCACGCCGATCATCGTGAAGATGGTCGAATTCGCCGTGGGCAATGCGGTGTTGAGATAGACCCGCTGCCCGCCCTGAATCCGCGATACGCCCAGCGTGCCGCTCGAGAACAGCACGAACCCCGGCCGCACCACCAACGCGCCCGGTTCCTCGAGACTCCAGTTCGTGAGCGTGCGGGCCCGTTCGTTCGCCATCAGCGTCGGGGACGTGCGCAAGTCCATCCCAGCAGAGGGTCCAATGACCGGCACCTGCTGGGCGACCCGACGCACCGTGACCGGCCGCGGTTTGGCCTGGGAGGGCATCAGTACTCGCGATTCTTCCCGCGACCCGTGTTCCCGATCCCGCCGCCGAAGAACACCTTCTGCTTGTCCTGCGTCTGCGTCGTTTCCTCCCCCACCGGGTCGGGATAGTCCACGGGTGCCGGGTCGTCCTTTTTCGTCTCGATCCTCGGCGCGGGCGCTGTCGTGGTCCCGCTAGCGACATTCACCCCGGCATTCGGCATCCCGAACACATTGGCGAGCGGGTTGTTGAGCGTGTTCTGACTAGTCCCGCCGCCACCACCGCCCCCGAGCGCGCCCATCCCCGGATCGGACAGGCCGACTTGCCCCTGGAGATGCTGCAGGAGGGCTCTGAGAAGGGCCTGCATGTCCGGCACCCCAGACCCCCCTGCCGCCGTCAGGAGTTGCGGGGCGGCCGGCGCAGAGGCGCCAAAGACCCGCGGCTGGCGCAGACTCAGGATCTGGATGGCCTGTTGGACTGGGGAGACGTTCCCGCCGCCATAGGCCCCGTTGGGCTGCTGCTGCGCGTTCGGCTGGTCCAGCGGGGCAAACGAGAGACCGAAGGTATCAGGCATTAGATCATCACCCGTGAGAGGGCCTTTTTCACGATGTCCTCGATGTCCACCGACTGATCGTCCGGATAGTCCTTCGGATTCTTCTGATCATTCGGCGGGGAATAGGTGCCCGGCGATGGATAGTCCGTCGGCGACGGAATCTTGTCCGGCGGCAACCACGGCGGCGTGCTCCCCGGCGGCATGTCACTGGGCACCGGATCCGGCACGCCAATGCCTCCGGGGCCATTTCCCCCGATGCCCGTATTCGGGAGTTGGTAGGGATTCGTGCCCGCTGTCGCGCGCGGCATCGCCGGGAACTGCCAGCCCGCGGGAAGGACATTCGCCGGAGCCGTGCCCGCCACCGCCTGCGCGCTGTTCGATTGGCTGTTGGAGTGATACGGATCAATCCAATCCAGCCCCCACTGCCCTTGTCGCGCATCCCAATTCGTGTTGCGATCGTTCGGGCGCACGCCGATGGTGCCATCGCCGTTCCCGAGGTCGATGGTGTCGGGATTCACCAGACTCAACTGCGGAAACCGTGCCTTCAGGGCGTTGAAGATCTGCTCCGCGATGTTCCGGTCGGGGTTGAACAGGTTGATGTGGTTCTTGATCGCCCAATCGGCAATCGCGTATTTGGTGTTGTTGCCCGCTTCCCCGAGCCGGGAGGGATCCCACCCGTGCCCCCCGTTGAACCAGCCCGGAATCTCGTCATCAGCCATGGTCGTCTTCTTTCAACAGCGGACCCTTCGGCGCCGCATCACTCACCACTGCGCCGGGAAGGGCCTCTCCGTCCGCATAGGGGCCTCGACAGCCCTTGAAGCGAGGCGGGCGACTGGTCGACACTCGCGCCACCTGGCTATTGCCACAGAGGGCACAGGAAGGCTCTCCGGTCACCGTATCGTCCAGTTCGACCACGTGCCCACAGGCGAAGCGCAGGGTGATACTCATCGGCGTGGATCCTGCTGCTGCCAACTGCCCCTGCCCCGTGCACGACTGAAGTAGTTCCCCGCGCTCTGCACCATGTGCCCCCCCTTGCGCCGGGTGTTCTGCAGAAACCGCGTCACATAGCCGAGAAACTTCTGGAGCTGCCGGTCGGACGCCTGATCGTCCCGCCGCAACTTCTCCAGTTGATGTGCTGCGTAATGCACCGCCGCCTGATGGAACGGTCGAAGGTCACCCCGCACGGAACTGTTCACCGTATAGGGTTCGCCCACGGTGCTAGCCGGCGGCAGCGCGATGTAGGGCACCCGCGCGATCGCGGCCTCACTGGACCCGGTCGACGGCGGCGGCCAGAACCCCAAGAACAGATTCCCGCCGTCCGGCCGCAGGTAGTAGACGCTCGGCATCTGACTGATGCTGCTGGCCACCGTCGACAGCCGCCAACCCGGCTCGTTCGCATCCAGCCACTTGATGTCGACCAGCGGCAGATCGTCCGGCCCCGCGAGAATCGTGACGTTGCTGCTCTTGTCGGTGTGCTGAAATTCCACCGGCGTCATCGCCAGCCGGATGAAGTCCCCGTCCGGAATCACCGTCGTGGAGTTCAGGTTGTATTCGGCCGTGCCCCCCGCGATGGTGATCGTCTGCCACCGTTGAAAGCATTCCGTCAATTCGGCAAATTCCCGCACGCCACGGGTAATCCCCGCCTTCCGCCGGGCGGTGGTGAACAGCACGCTGGCGTCATCAGTGCCGAGTTCCTCATCCAGCCGTGCGCTATAAAGGCTTGAAAAAAGTGTCACTGCACGCCCACCAAGGTCATCGAGGCCACACCTTTCGAGGCCGCGCCACCGCCGCCCCCCGCGACGTCGCCACCCTCCCACGACGTCATCTGCACGCCCCCATCGGAGTCGAACCCACAGACGCCCGCGGACCCCGCCGACAGAGCACTCTTACTCGTATAGGTGGCTGTCAGCGACCCGTTCCGCTTGAAGAGGATCGTGGTGGCCGTGGTCGGATCCACGCCGATTTCGATGGTGTCCCCAGCGGCAATGGTCTGCCCGGAATCCCAATCCGTGCCGGTGCCGGTGATGCACTCCCCATTGAACGCTTTCGGCCCCGTGCCGAAGGTCACGCAGTAGTAAAAACTCGAGGCACCCGACTGGCACCGGATGGCCGGACCTACTCCCGCTGACGCATTCACCCCCGGCGAGACGTCGGTGGCCACGCCCTTCGCATAGTGCTTATCCGCGAAGGTGTCGGCATTCCACCGATACCCTGAGAAGTTCGACGCATTGTCCGGCCGGATCCCCGGCGAAATCGTGATCCGGATCGTGCCCACGACGTTCGACCAGTTCGCGCTATACGTGGTCAACGTGTCGTTGAACGTGCCGTTGAAGCTGTCCGTGGCCGGGAGTGCCATTTACACCTCCACCGTCCCGACCTGAAACGTCTGATCCGCCACCTGATCCGCGAACGCTTTCAATGCCTGGCGCAACGTCGTGGCGCCGGTCGCCGCCGATGTGTCCACGCCGAAATCACTGGCCGCATCCGCCAGGCGTTGACGGGCCGCCGCCGGCAATTCGCCTAGCGTCGTATCCAGGGTCACCGTGCCCCCAAATAGCCGCCCCTCGGTGCGCCCCACGTAGCGGTTATGGACACGCCACATCGCATAAATCGTGCGGAGCACCTCACGATAGGTCAACGCCGTGGACACCCAAGCGTTCGGGATGCGCCACGTCTCCAGTTGCGTCTGGGCCACAGTGACCGCCCCGGCAGACAGCGTCGTATCCAGATTCACCGGCACCGCGATCACGTCCGATTGCCCATTCAGAATCGTGTGCTGGGCTGGGGTCACATCGGCCGCCAACAGCCCGACGTCTTCCAAGAGATACGTTACCCACGCCCACGCCAGCCCCTCGAGCCCCGTCGTGGCCGCCCGATGCCGATGCGGGACATATTTCGGAATCTCATAGGCTGGGGCTGTCAAGTGCTCCACCGGGAGGAAATACAGCCGCACGGCCATCAGCGGGCCGCCCCGACACAGGTGAACGATGTGAACCCCGCGCCCGACAACGCCCCCGACGATCCCGCGTGCTTGAAGAACCCAATCCCCGGCGCCCCGTCCCGATACGTCGTATCCGTGCCTTGCAGCATCTGCACGTAGCCGCCGCCGCTATCGACAAACGCCGTGATGACGCCCGCCGAACTCACCGTGGCCTTGACTCGGTAGCCGGTCTGCAGCTGCGGGCTGGTGCCATTCCCCAAAAACGCGATGCTGTGAAACTGATCAATCGCGGTGGACGTGCCTTCCCAGCGCATCAGTTCGACATAGGCATTCGTGGTGATCGAAAACAGGATTTCATACCCCTTGATTAACCCCGCGGTGATCGTCGTCAACAGCCGCAGTTCCACTTCCTGATTCACGCCGTTCTCGATGGCGTCGACCCGCACCGTGCCTTCCGCCGTCTGCACCGCGCCCCACACCCCACTCAGCACCGAGGTCGGATCGTCGTAGGGCGGTGAGGAGCTCGGCCCCGCCCCAATCGCATAGCCGGGCGTGCAACGCGTGTTCTGGAAGTTCCCCGCGGTCACCGCCCCCTGCACCCACACCCCGCCTTCGCTGATCGGGTTTTCCGTCCCCGGAAAGGTGGTGGTATACCGCCGCGGGAGAAAGGTCATCGTGGCCATCAGGGCGCCCGGTAGTAACTCACACCCACATGCCAGCCCGTACCCGACGATCCCTTCGTCTGGAGCGTCAAGGCATCCGCCGCGCCAATCGTGCGGAAGAGATACCCCGGAGGGCTCACCGCGAGATTCACGCCCGTCACCGCACTCGAGATGGCCGCCAGCACCATCGGCCAGAGCACCACCCCCGAACTGTAGAAGGCAATCTTCGTGGGCCCGGCATTCGTGGTGAGGATGCTGTAGGCCGTGACGTAGGAGCGCAGCGCCGCGCCGGACGTCTGAATCACCAGCGACGTCGACACGAACGCATTCGTGCTCGCCGTGGTGATGAGGTTGTCGACCACCTGCCGGACAATCAGCCCCGACGACCCCGACGACGGCGCGACCGAGGACTGCATCGTGTTGAAGTCCAACCCGACCGTCCCCGACAACTGCCCGTTCGTCTGCAGGGCTCCGGAACTATCGAAGTGGAACCCCGCCGAACTCGCCCACAACGTGCTGCCCGGCTGCGTCCGCCACGTCGATCCGGCAATCGGCTGCACCGAGGCGTTCAGTTCTGCGGCGGAGGACTGATAGACCGTGACGAGGTTATCCGCCTTGGTCGAACTGAACTGCGCGCTGAAACTGCCCACCACCAACATTGCGCCGGAACTGTCGAAATGGAACCCCGCGGAGGAGGCCCAGAGCGTGGAGCCCGGTTGCGTGCGCCACGTGGACCCCGCGACCGGCGTCACTGTCGCCTGCAGATCCCCCGCACTGCTCTGAATCGGGCGGACGTTCCACGTCGACCCGGCGCCAGGAAAGACCGTCGAATTCCCCGCGATGGTCCAGGGGTTGGTGCCCTGCGTGGCCGTCATCTGCAGATCGGCCGCCGACGATTGCACCGGCCGCACATTCCACGTGCTGCCTGCGAGCGGCGCCACGGTGCTGTTGCCCTGAATGACGACAATGCCGCCGAGACTGCTCAGCGTCCCGCCCGCTTCCCGCGTGACGAGGCCCCAAGCGGTGGATGCCGGGACGGCATTCAGGACCGCCGCAATCGCGTTGGAGGTATCCGGATCCCCCAGACTCATGATCTCCTGATGCATGAGCGTGGAGTTCTGGTTGATCTTGACCGTGCGCAGTTCGAAGGTAACAGTGGAGGGTTCCGCGCCTTGGATGCTCCCAAACGTGGCCATCTATCGCACCCTCGCCGCGAAGCCTTGATACGCGAGTTCGGTCACCAGATTCAGTTCCGGATTACTGAGCGTGCTCGGCAGTGCCGTGTCCCGCACCAACACGCAGGCGTGCATGTGGCGATACATATTCTCCGCTTCCGGTTGACTCGCTCGAATCCGCCGCGAGAGTTGCACCCATGCCTCCGGCCGGTTGAATCCCAACGTGACGGCGGTCGCCCGCACGGCCTGCTTCGCCACCGGGAACGCCGCATGGTCCAGCGCATCCATCGTCCGTGCGAGGGCCGCCCGCTGTTCGTCATCGAACCGCCCGAGGGCGCCCACCGTGCGCAGCAGGAGCGGTCTGCGGGCTGCTGTGAGCGTCTGCAGCGTCGTCATCGTGCGTTCGACTTCCTGCCGCCTGAACCGCGACGTGTGCCACCAGAACCCCAGCATGGTGCGCGTCCACACCAGCCAGTCGGTGAACACCGCCCACCAGATCGACAACCCCTGGAACCCGAACCCGCAGGTGAAGATGACCGCCGACTGCCACATCGGATAGCCGCCCCGTGTGATCCGGATCGGCGCCGCGTTGGTGTCGCTCGTGGCCCAGAAGTTCCGGTGAAACACAAAGGACGGCACTAGGTCAACGGCTCCGCTGATATTTTCGCCGTCGCGAACCCGGTCACCGCGGCATTCAGCCGGCACCGCAGCCGATCGCCCTTCTCCAGTTTGTAGGTCAGTTGATACTGCCCACTCTGGCCGCTCGGGGTCTGCACATAGGTCCGATCACTCACAGCAGCCGCCGCCAGGCTGGTCGACGTCGCCTGCTCCAACTGCCACGTGGCGTTGGTGCTGCAGCCGATGATCCAGTTGACCATGTAGGACTGCCCGCCCACGAGGATGCGCGCCAACTGTGTCGAGTCAATCTCTGCAATCAACGTGGACGTGGACGGATTCACTTCGATCCCGTCCGCATTGGTGCCGCCGGTAGAGTTGACCGGCGTATTGCCCGAATCGCGCCACGCCATATCACCCCAACGGCACGGCAGAAATGTAGGCTGCACCCGTCGCCGCCGACGAGAACTGCCGCGCCCGAATCCGCATGTCTTTGGTCAGGTCATGCAGCGAGTGCAGTTCCTGCGATTGCCCCGCCAACGTCTTCGGAAAGAACACGTCCTGCCCATTCGCCAGCGCGGTAGATGTCGCCGTTTCCAACTGCCACGTGCAGGTGCTGTCCGCCCCGACAATCCATGTCACGGCATACAGCCGTGATTGACCGGTGACGAAGTTGACCGTGCCGAGTTGGCTGGAATCGAGTTCGGCGTAGAGCGTGGCCGTGGAGCCCGCGACCACAGGAGCAAAGCCGGTCGAATTGACCGGCTTGTTCCCCAGATTCGCAAAGTCGTACAGACCCATATGGCCCTTAACTGACAGCTCTTGTCGAGTCGATATACCTGATGTAGCCCATCACCTGCATCTGCGGCAGGGTGGTGGCATCCGCATAGGAGGAGACCCACCGCAGCGTGCTCCCCGCCGGACACCACGTCCCCTCGAGTTCCCCCGCCGTCACCGCCGCGATGGCGTGGACGCCCATGTTGCTGCTGCCACCACTCGCGATGGTGAGGATGGTCGCCGCATTCGTGCTCGCGTTCCCGTTGGACCGCGGCACCGTCGTGGATCCCCCTTCGGTCTTCAGAATCCACTGCGCCGCCGCCACCACGGTGGAGACGGTCGAACAGGTCAGATACGCTTCGGTGACAAACCAGTCCTCATACGGCGGCACGACACGCTTGCCATACGCCGGCTGGAGGAAGGCGTTGACCGTGGACGCGCTCGTAGAAGCCGCCGCTGCCGGCCCGGTAACCCACAGGAGCCCCTTGGCCCCGTAGACCGGTCCTGAATTGCGTGTGAGTCCCATCGATCACGCTCCTGCTGTTCCGTACAGGCCCACGTAGGTCCACGCGCCGACACTGAACCGATGCCGAATTTTGAAGATCCGGTTGTTCGTGCGCGCGTCGATCATCATCGGTTCCATCGTGATGGCGACCCGACGGTAGAACGTCAGCCCGTGCTGGCTCTTGTTGCTGGCAATGAGGAACCACGCATCCGGATCACTCAGCCTGGGGTTGACGACGATCTCCCAGGTGCGCCGCTTCAGCGGGTTCTTGTCGTTGTCCGCACTGCCCGGCAACTGAATCGAGTTGACCAGCCGATCCGCGAGGAACTCCAGGGCCGGCGGCACCACCAGCTTGAACCCATGCACCGGATTCGCGAGGTGGCCGGCATCGTCTTTCTGATCCGTCTGGAAGTCGATCAGCGCCTGTGTGAGCGACGTCGCGGAGAGGTCCGCATCCGTGCTCGGGCGGTTCTTCGCCGTGCCGCCACCCTTCAGCGCGTGCGCCGTGTTGAACAGCGACACACCGTCCGGCGTCAGTTCGCTCGAGAACCCGTTGTTGAGCGGATTCGCCGCGCGCCCTTCTTCGACGTAGCGCGCACTGAACGCGAGCCACTCGCCGGCCCGGTTCAGAATGTTCTCGGTGTCGTCTTCCAGCGCCGTCTGGGTGACTTCGAACCCGAGGCCGTTTTCCGTGTGGTTGAAATCCTTCGTGTAGCCCTGCCGGATTTCATCCATCACGAATGCTTCGCCTTCGGGCTTGCTCTGCGTGTCCCCGAAGGGCACATAGGTCACGACGCGCTCGTACTTCCGGTCGGACGTGCGGACGTTGTAGTACTCGGTGTAGATCTTCGGCAGCTCTTTCAGCTGCTGTTTCATCACCGAGTAGAAGGTTTTGTCTATGCCATCGTAGAGATCGGGATTCGTACCGCGAACTTGGGCCATGAGAACCTCTTAGGGGGTGCGGGTTCTAGGAACGCGATTCGAGGTTCTCAATCGATCGCGGCCCTGGAACGAACGCGCACCGGTTACTTGTAAAACGCCAGGAATCCGGAACTCTGGTTGAAGCGGAAGGTCACCGCTCCGCCCGAGTCGCCGGGGTTATCAATCAGACTGGTGACGATCACGCAGTTCGCCGGAGTCGCCAACGAGGACGTCCGCAGACTGACCAGATCGATGTTGAGCGTGGTGTCGCGCGTGAGTTCCTTCGGCTGCCCCACGATCGAACTCGTGATGAGGCCGAAACGAGTCCACGCCTTGTATTCGACCATCGGGTTGGCTTCCCACACGCTGATGGTGCCCTGCGTGCCCACCGTGGTGCTGGTGATGTTGAAGCCCGACCCCGGCACCGAACTCGACGGGGTTTCCGCCGCCACACCGACAATCTGGCTCGCCACCGGATTCAGCGATCCGGAGGTCAAGGCGACCGGAATCACGCAATCCATGAACGCGGTGGAACCGGCCGTATCGAGGCCAACCACCATCCCGACGAAGATCATGCGTGAGGAGATACCAGTGGAGAGTTTGCGACCGTAGACCGGAAACGCGCCCCACGGCGACCGATGCGGGCGCATCGTATTGCCGGAGCTGAGTGTGAAATCCGCCATGCGTTAAACCTCCGGCTCAGGAATGAGCCGAGCCACACGTGTTGTGCAGTGGAGGTCAGGACTTAGCCGAGTGGGTGCGCTGACCGTTCAACACCCAACTCCGACAACGCCCGAACAGCGGCGGCCTGTGAGACGCCCGAGCCAGCGGCGGCCTGTGATTCAGAATCGGTCGAACACGCCCGACGATCCCCGGCGGCAGGAGACTCCTGAATCTGAGTCAGAGTTTACGCCGATTGCAAGGCGGGCGCAACCGGATTCGCCACTCGGCTCACCGGATACACCGCATCCAAGAGCGGCAGATGCGCGACCTGGGTCACCACCGTGGCTACCCCTGCCCGGAGGGCCAGATCGTCCGCCAAATGCTTGTGCGCCACGCAGGTGCCTTCCCACTTCGTATAGAAGCTCACCGATGGCTTCCCGAGCATCAGCGCCAACTGCGAAAACCCGCCGTAGGTGCCCACAAACCCCTGCGCTTTCGCCAGAATCGCGCTCTGGACCGCCAGGTTGTTCTCCGGCGTAGTGGCCACCAAGTCACGCAGGTGGATAATGTTCGGCCCAGTCACCGGGAAATCGAGATGATCATCCACATGGATGTCCGCGTTGAGCAGAATCACCGGCTGCTGACTCGCCAGATGCCGCACCGTGGCCGCCACAAACGCCTTGGTGGCCCCATCGTAGGGAAACGTGGCCCGGGCGTAGAACTTCACCGCCACGAACGTCTGGGGCAACGTGAGGCTCTCCGGGGGCACCACCGTGGGCAGGGGAATCTGGAACGTCGTGTGGTCCAACAGCCGCGTCAGCCCGATCACCTGCTCCCAGAACGGCGTGAGCTGCGCATACATCCACTCGGGGTGAAGGATGATCGGATCCTGCACCCCCAACTGCGCCGTGGCATCGCGCAGCACCTCGCGATCCCATTCCGTGACATGCGTCTGCTTCAACATCCGGGTCTGGGCGTGCTGCCGGCGGTTCTCCACGCGCACCTGTTGCGGCGTCCGC